TTTTTTTTCTCCTCCTGTTTTGTTACTTATTCGTTCAAATAACGTTGAGTAACCTGAGTTCGTGTTTACATTATTCCGTTGTACGGACGCAAATCCTGTTGCCATTGTTTCATACTCCTAAATGATCCTCGGTTAGTATTAAGAAATTCATCTGCCTGTCTTCACAATACTCACGAGCAGCAGACCATTTAGTTTGGTTCTTTGCGTATGTTAATGCTTCATTACGATACTTGGCAGTTTTTTTATTTTTAACATTCGGTGGTTGTGTTTGTTTTTTGGGTTTGACTTCAATAATATACTTCGTGACCTTTCCTGACTTCTCACGAACTTTAATATAAAAGTCAGGATAGTATCGTCTTATCTTACCATCAGGAGCCCTGTATGGTATAATAATTTCTTCACTACCCCACTGTAATATACTAGGGTTATTGTCACAGAACACCATGAACTTTCGTTCCCATAGCGACCTATAAACAATATTTGTTGGGTTGCCACGGTACTTCTGAGGATGTATTGGTTTATAATACCCAGAGTACGCCATAAATATAATTAGTCCAACATAGATATTTAGCGTGTCTATCAATAAGTTTTTAGGAATGATGAATGCAAACGGCGGAATGTCGGTTGCTAATAGTTTTGTGGTGGAAATTTTAGAAGGTGATGGGAAAGACGGTTCAGGAGGTAAATTTGAATTTTTATGTGATGAAGCACAGCTACCAAACGTACAGGCAGCGACTGGAACTGTTGAAGGAAGATACACTGGTGAAGGTCAAGTAAACTATCCACATACTCGTGTTTTCACAGAAATTCAACTCGGATTCCAGTGTGATGCTAATATGACACCATTGAAATATCTGAATGAATGGTTCGGTCAAATTTATGGTGAGATTCCTGAAGATACAAAGTATACTTTTCCAAATAGACCAGCAACACCAGAACCATCAAACAGAACAAATAAATTAAGACTTCCAGAAAGTTACTGTAAAACAGTTAGAATTACAAAAACAGAGATAGGTCCTGAATTTGCACCATTAAGACCATCAGTAACATACTTATTAGAAAGAGCATGGCCGTTTGCTATTGATGCAGTGCCATTACAATTTGGATCCACTCTTTTAACAAAAGTAACATGTCAGTTGTATTACACTAGACATACGATCTTCCACAATGATATCACTAAAGCTGTACCATTCTTAAATATCATATCTGGTATTTGAAAAATCACTTTCTGATTCCATAAAAGCGGGAAAATTTTTTCCGCTATTTTTTTGCTTGAAAAGTCGCTAAATATAAATATGACCTTGGAGTAGATATTATGGCATTGCCAACCATGGACTTACCAACGTATGACTTGGAAGTTCCATCAACAAAGAAAAAAATTAAATTTCGTCCTTTTTTAGTAAAAGAGGAAAAAGTGCTATTAATAGCATTAGAAAGTGAAAATGAAAAAAGCATTAGAGATGCAGTATTTGGATTACTGAAAGCTTGTATTAGCACAAGAATCAAACTTGAAAATCTTGCAACTTTTGATTTAGAGTATATTTTCCTTAATATTCGTGCAGTTTCTGTAGGTGAAATTGTTCCAATGAATATTACTTGTCGGGATGATGAAGAAACGCAAGTACAGTATAATTTGAATTTAACTGAAGCTAAGGTACTTTTTCCAGAAGGACATACTAATAAAATCATGTTATCTGATGATTTGGGCGTTATTATGAAATATCCCTCTTTTGATGGATTTATTGAGGGACAGTTTGCTCAATCTAAAGATATGGACGTAATTAAGGTTGTTGCAGAGTCTATTGACCAAATTTTCCAAGGAGATGAGGTATTTGATGAATCTACTACCAGTAAAAAAGAGTTTTTACAATTTGTAGAGAGTTTAACAAATAAACAATTGGAAAAAGTACAGAAATTCTTTGAAACATCTCCTAGATTAGAGCATACATTTAAAATCACTAATCCTAAGACTGGTGTTGAGTCTGAGTATACTTTAAGAGGGTTGCAGAGTTTTTTCGGATAGCCCTCTTTCACAATACGCTAGAGGGGTATTACAAGACTAACTTTGCTTTGATGCAACACCATAAATACAGCTTGAGTGAAATTGAAAATATGATGCCATTTGAGAGACAGGTTTATGTCTCATTATTAATGCAATACTTGGAACAAGTTAAAAACGAACAAGAAAAACAACAAAAAGGGTAATGGCAGCAGGAACCGTAGCATACACTGATACTACAGGTAATCAAGATTATCTTGGTATGATTGCAGGTCAAATCGGAAGGCGTCTTAAAGAAGCTTCCGATATGGCGTCGGATGAACGTGCCTTTGCAGAGAAAAAAGCAGAAGCGGGTGGAACATCATTAAAAGAAGCAGGAATAGGTAAAGGATATTTTTTTAAGAGAGCCCTTGGTTCAAGATTTGGCGGAGATAAAGTTGCCAGAACTAGGGGCAGATTGGGTGCAACAGGACCTGGCACAGATCCCACAGGAAATTTTAAAACTAGATTTCGTGGTGGATTTGACTATAATGTAACCAATGAAATTCAATCTGCTACTGCACCTCTATCTGGTGCGGTTGTAGCAGGACTTCGTGGTGTAGAAGGTGGATTAACTCAAATAGGACAATCAATAGATGGTTTAGCTGTTGGATTAGGAAATCTTGCTAGAGCACAAGAAGATGCAGCAAGACAAGCAATATTGAACGGTGCATTTATGCAAGCGTTCCTAAACCACATGCAGAGAGAGGCACAACGTCGTCGTGCTGGTAGAGAGGAAGCAGGATTAGAGAGAGGAAGACTACGTGGTTCTGCTGGTAGTGGTCGTGGAATGATCAATGTTACACCGAAAGCTAAATCAGTTGGTGGAGGTGGTGGTGTAGGTAATCTTTTAAAATCAGTTGATACTGGTACAACTGGTCTGAAAGCTGCTACAAACATTAAAGGTTTAAAACAATTACAAAGTGGTTCAAAGGCAGTTAAGCAAGTTTTTAGAGGACAGGGTGTAAGTAATATTCTTGGGATAGGATCTAAAGCACCTAGAACTATAACCAAGGCGTTGGCGAATAAAAACATCGTTAAAGCTTTGCCAGGAGCTGCTAGTAAAGCAAATAAGACAATTGTTAAAGCTGTTCAGAAATCTGGTTTAGCAAATACAGCGGTTAAAGGCACTTCAGCAGTAAGATCATTAAAAGGTGTAGAAAGACTTACAAAAGCGGTGCAACTGACAGCTGATATGGATGCAGCAGATCAATTTGCAAAAGGAATGGCAAATCTTGACATGGAAGAGGCTCTAATAAGGAGGATTTATAGCGGTGCTGGTGATATTCCTATTCCTAAAAAACAGGCAGCAAAAGGTTTTTCTGCTCTTGTAGATGGCAGTTTTGATGGAACAGCAAGAAACACAGATGAAGCATTGGCAGCGTGGAAATATCTATATGGAGAAGATCAATATAAACGACTAATGGGTGGTGCCGACGCACCCATTACTAAAGCGATGACTGAAACGTTTACTCATAAGATGCTAAGAGCACCTGGCATTCCCAAGGCAATGGCGAGAGCTAGTAAAAGCACGTTGGGAAAAACAATACTCAAAAAGATTCCTGTCATCGCTGGTATTGCTGGTATCATTTTTGGTATTCAACGTGCATTAGAAGGAGACTTTGTGGGTGCAGGTCTTGAGGTTACATCTGGTCTTCTTGGTGCTACTGGTAAGGGTGCTGGATTAAGTTTAGCTATTGATGGATATTTGCTTGGTAGAGATATGGGTATGATGCCCATGGCACAAGGTGGTATTTTAACTAGACCTACACCTGTTTTAGCTGGTGAAGCAGGTAAAGAAGGATTTTTCCCACTAGAAGGGGCTAGAGGTAAGAAAACATTCCAGATGTTTGGTGAGGGTGTTTTACAAGCTCAGAAAGATAATAAGAGTCTTGTTACTTCAATGTATGCAGAAGGAAATAGAAGATATTATGAAGGTATGAATGGATGGGCAGCTTTTGGTGAAGCATTGAAATCAATATTTGAAAATTTTGAGTTTCCTAATCCATTTAATTTCTTTAGAAGAGATAATAATAATGGAAACAATACAACTCGTCCAGGTGCTACTGCTGGTAGTGAAACTCTAGATATTGGAGCTGGTGGTGGTCTTATACAAGGATTAACAAGAGAAGATTATGTACAAATAGCTAAAACAATCGCTGGTGAAGCAGGTCCTGGCGATGATCGGTACTTAGTTGCAGGTGCTATCTTAAACAGAGTTGCAGCTGGTAACTTCCCAAATACTGTTAAGGAAGTGGTTCAAGCAGGTCACTATGATGGAGGTCCTGTTCAATTTGAGGGATATCTTCCAAATGCAAATGTTGATAAAGAGGTAGAACTTCTCATGTCTGCTAAAGGTCAGGCATCATTGGTTGAAGCTTTAATGAGATTAGAAGGAAGAACTGACTTTAAGGGTCAGAAATTGCTTAAAAACAGAGTTGCTGCTGAAGATCCTATGTTTGACAAGAAAGGAAACTATGCTCATTACTACTTCCAAACAGGTCCTAATTCAGTAGTTCCAGATAACTTTGTGATGCCAGATTTTATGCGGTTTATTAAGAGAAAGAATAATGAAACTCCAAGAATGTCTGGTTTGACTCCAACTAAGGAAGAGTTGGAATGGTACAAAAATAAGACATCATCTGCAAATAATGGAGATTCAACAGCAATGAGTCTCTTAACTTCATCTGGATCATTAGCTATGGGAACTTCATTAGCGATGCCAGTTATCAATAATTATTATACTACCTATACTGGTACTCAAGGTGGTGATGGTAGTGGAAATGACTTTAGTAGTGGATTCCCATCAAACTTACAAACTGCCTTTGCTCTTAATTACAGTTTACTGTCTAAAGCATAATGTCAGAACAACATTCATCAGAAGCCTCACTTGTTAGGTGTGTAATATCTAGAAACGGTAAGAAAAAGAAAGCATTAGGTGATGATATGATTGCTTCTTTCGTAGCGTACGAAAGTATTGAGTCACCATTTATGGCAGGATCCTTGATGATCAGTGATTCTAAAGATTTTTTAAACACTTATCCAATTCAAGGTGGCGAAAATATTGAGATGGAGGTGAAGTCTACCTTTGCTGATAAACCATACGTATACAAATTTGTTATCTTTTCTATTGGAACTAGAATTGTAAAAAATAAAACGCAATTATATATTTTGGAGTTAATTTCTCCAGAAGCATTGATTAATGAAGGAACTAGAGTACAGGATCCTCTCACTGGAAACCCTGAGGCTATTATCAAAAAAATGTTGGGTAAAGAATATCTAGATTCTAAAAAAGATTTTTTCTCAGAACCATCCAGATTTGAGGTTAGATTAAATCCTGCTAGAACTAGACCATTTGATGTTATCTCAAGTCTTCTTAGAAAATGTGTTTCTCCAAAAACTACTTACGTAGGAAAGAAATATAAGACATATGAGAAAAATAGACAAAATAATACTAATTCAAATAGCAAACCAGTAAAAGGTAGTGCTGGATTCTTTTTCTGGGAAACACGTAGAGGATATAATTTCTTTTCTATTGATGCATTATGTGATGAAAAAGGTGGTAAATATGCTGCACCTAGGTTAAAAACAGAATCATGGGGTCCTTATGTTGAGAAAATAGCAAACACTGATGCCTCTGGAGATGAAAGATTTTTGATTGAAAATGCGGTATTTGACTCAGAAATTAACCTAATGGAATCTTTACGTAAAGGTAAATTTTCTTCTTTAATGGTATTCTTCAATCATTCTACTGGTCAATATGAGGAATTTGTTTATAAGATTAAAGATAGCTATGACAACATGGCACATCTAGGTGGACAAGACAATGTTTCACTAGTTCCTGCTAATCAAATTGAATTATCAGATTATCCCACTAGAGTTATGTCTATGGTATTAGATCATGAATCATGGTATAATGAACCAGGTATTGCTAATCCAGAAGACAGTAAAGCAAAAGATCCAACTAAATTTGCTGATTGGCAGAAGTATTATGCAGCACAAGGAGCAGCAAGATCTGAGTTATTAAAAAACCAGCAAGGAACCTTACAATTACCTGGCAATCCAGATATATGTGCAGGTGACAAGATTGATATTAGAATTGCAAGTAAGTTGGCAGATGAGTTTAGAAAGACAAAACCATATGATACAGAAACTAGTGGTGTATACCTTGTTAGAGAAGCAACACACTTCTATAATTTTTTGGAAGGAAGTAACGGAACTTTAAAGACCACGCTAAAATTGTTTAGGGACTCTTATGGAATGAAGAATCTCCCTTCAAATCACGGTAATAAATAAATCAGAGGAGGTACTAACTTATGGAAAGTATAGAACAACACATTCAAAAAGATAAGGAGATCTTAAACGATCCTACAACTAATCCACAAATGCGTCGTCACATTGAAGTTGAGCTGCATGATTTGGAAGAGTATGTAGAGCATCATAAAGAAGAGATTGAAGCAGGAGATCATCATGATCCAAATGCTATTGAACTTTTTTGTGATCAAAATCCTGAAGAACCAGAGTGTTTAATTTACGACGACTAATATGGATGAGGCATTATCAAGACTCATACCAACTCAGAAAATCGGTAATGACGGATTCTCTTGGTGGGTAGGTCAGGTAGAAGGAACCGCCAGCGATGAAGAAAACAACAAAGGCGGATACCGTTATAAGGTAAGAATCGTAGGAGATCACCCTAAATCAAGGGAGATTCTTGATACGAAAG